AAGACGCATAACAGCAAGGTGCGCGAGGCTGATCTGATCGAGCCGTTACCGCGTGACGCTGGCGAGCTTGAGGCAGCAATTAACAAGGTGCCAGATGATGCGATCCCGGATCTGAATGAAAGCAGAGCGCGGCGTGAGCATTACCAAGCGGAATTAGCAAAGCTGCAGGTGACGCAACGGCGCGGCGAGTTGGTGCCAGTTGATGAGGTGAAAAAAGAAGCGTTCAATATCGGCCGCGCGGTGCGTGAAAGTTTGTCGAACTTGGCGGATCGGTTGAGCCACCAGCTGGCCGGCGAGACTGACCCGGTAGTGATCCATAAGTTGCTTAGCGATGAGCACCGTGCAGCGCTGTTGGAGCTGGCCGAGTCATGAGTGCATGGGCTGATGGATTTATGGATGGGCTGCGGCCTGAGGCGCAGCTGACGGTGAGTGAGTGGGCGGATGGTTATCGGCTGCTGAGCAGCAAGGCAAGCGCAGAGCCAGGGCCATGGCGCACAAGCCGGACGCCATATCTGCAGGAGCCTATGGACTGCCTGAGCACTGGATCAACGGTGCAGCGTGTGGTGATGATGTTTGCGGCGCAAACGGGCAAGACGGAGGCCGGCAGCAACTGGCTGGGTTATGTGATCGACCACGCGCCGGGCCCAATGTTGTGCGTGCAGCCAACAGTGGAGATGGCGAAGCGACTTAGCAAGCAACGGCTTGAGTCGATGATCAGCGAAACGCCTTGTTTAGCGGCAAGGATTGCACCGGCCCGTAGCCGGGACAGTGGCAACACGATGTTCAGCAAAGAATTTCCCGGCGGGATGATGCTGCTGACTGGCGCCAATTCTGCGACGGGTCTGCGGTCTGCGCCGTGTCGTTACATTTTTGCCGATGAGATCGATGCGTTCCCGGCTGATGTTGATGGCGAAGGCGACCCAGTTAGCTTGGCGGAGAAACGGGCCACGACATTCGCCAGGCGCAAGATACTCCTAACGAGCACGCCGACAATTAAGGATCACAGCAGGATTGAAGCGGAGTTTTTGCGCAGTGATCAGCGGCGGTTTTTTGTGCCTTGCCCGAAGTGTGGCGAGATGCAATGGTTGAAGTGGGCGCAGATGAAATGGGAGGATGGCGACCCGCAGACTGCGCGTTATGAATGCGAGCATTGCGGCGAGCGGTTTGAGGAATTGCACAAACCGTCGATGCTGCGCCGTGGCGAGTGGCGTGCGACAGCTCCGGGTGATGGTCGGACTGCTGGCTTTCAGCTGTCGGGTTTGTATAGCCCGCTGGGTTGGTTCAGCTGGACCGACATGGTTGAAGAATTTTTACGAGCCAAGGCTGATGCACCGGCGCTTAAGACATGGCTGAACACGCGCGCGGCTGAGACATGGGAAGAGGATTATGCGAGCAAGGTCAGCGCGGATGGATTGCGCGATCGTTGCGAAGATTTTGTGATGGGCGTGCTGCCTGAGGGCAGCGTGGCGCTGACGTTTGGCGTTGACGTGCAAGACAATCGACTTGCGATCAGCGGCTGGGCATGGGGCCGTGATGAGGAAGGCTGGCTGATTTACCACCAAGAGATTTACGGCGACCCAAGCCGCGCGGACTTGTGGCGGCAGGTTGATGAGGCGGTGCTGCGCGAATGGGACCACGCGAGCGGGCGAAAGCTGCGGCCTGATGTGGTGTGCGTGGACTCTGGCGGTCATTTCACCGCTGAGGTTTACCAATACGCGCGAGAGCGTCAACGGCAAGGCGTGATCGCGATCAAAGGCGCCAGCCAGCGCAATAAGGCGGTGATCGGCAAGGGCGCGAAGGTGGACATTAACGCCAAGGGTCGAACGATGAAGCGCGGCGCGATGGTGTTTAGCGTCGGCACTGATACGGCAAAGACGACGCTATTTGCACGGTTGAAGCACAACGAACCGGGCGAGGGTTATTTGCATTTTCCAATTGGCACGACTGATGAGTATTTCAAGCAACTGACGGCCGAAAAGCAGGTGATGAAATACACTCGCGGCGGTTTTCCTGTGCGCGAGTGGGTGAAGAAAGCAAACGCAAGGAACGAAGCGCTGGATACGTTGGTTTATGCGTTTGCTGGTTTGCAGTATCTGTATCAGCGTCGTGATCGGCGGACGATATGGGACCAGCTGGAGCAAAGGCTTGAGGAACCAGAAAAGGCACCGCTAAGATCAAGGAAAGCCGCGGCCAATACGGCAGGCAGTTTCGTTAACAACTGGTAGCCGTGATTAAACACCCAGCGCAAATCAGAATTGGCGACACGGTGATCTTTGACGTGCCGTCGTTTGCCAACAGTATTGGCGAGACGATTGATAGCGGTACTTATACGCTCACTTGGTACGGCCGGACGAACACTGCAGAAAAGGGTGCAAGCGTAACGGCCGCGGCATATAGCGACGGCTGGCGGGTCACAATTTCATCCACCGTGACTGGCGCTTGGGTTGCGGGCGACTGGTATTTCCAAATGGTTGCCGTAAGCGGCAGCACGGAATACATCGCAGGCGAGGGCCAGTTCAAAGCAATTGCGAGTCTGGCTTATACGGGCACCCCTGGCGCTTACGACGGCCGATCACGCGCGCAGGTGGACTTGGACGCAGTGCAGGCTGCGATCCGCACGATTTTGGATGGCGGTGCGGTTCAAAGTTATTCAATAGCAGGCCGCAATCTGTCCAAATATGCATTGGCGGATCTGTTGGCGCTTGAGACTAAACTCAAGGCCGAGGTGAAACGTGAGCAGACTGCTGATCTGATCCGCAACGGCCACGGCAATCCGCACAACCTGTTCGTGAGATTCTGATGGGCGTCCGTTCTGCATTCCGCGAGCTGTTCCGCAGAGAAGAGCCCCGCCGCCGTCGTCGTGCTTATGGCGGCGCAAGGATGAGCCGTCTAACTAGCGATTGGGTTACCAGTTCGACTAGCGCAGATTCAGAAATTAAAAGCAGCTTTAAGATGCTGCGGAATCGTGCGCGTCAGCTGTGCCGCGACAACGACTACGCCAAGCAAGCGTTGCGGAGCATCACAAACAACGTGATTGGGCACGGCATCAAGCATCAGTCACAGGTGCGGATGCAACGCGGCGGCAAGTTGGATGAGGCAGTCAACGCGCGCATTCATGAGGCATGGATGCATTGGAGCCATAAGAGCCGTTGTGATGTGAGTGGGCTGCTGGGCTTCCACGACATCGAGCGGATGGCGTGCCGGAGCTTGGCTGAGTCGGGTGAGGTGTTCATAAGGCTTATCCGCCGGCCGTTTGGGGATAGCCGTGTGCCATTGGCGCTGCAGGTGCTTGAGGCGGATTATTTGATCGATGACGACGTGCCGACTGCCAAGGATGGCAACACGGTGCGGATGGGGATTGAGGTTGACGCCTACCTGCGGCCGCAGGCTTATCACTTTTACGCCAACCATCCTGGTGATGTGTATGCAGGCAACACGCGCACTGCACGGCGTATCCGCGTGCCGGCTGAGGATGTAATTCATCTATTCATGCCTGAACGTCCGGGTCAGACTCGTGGCGTGACGTGGTTTGCATCGGCGTTGATGCGTCTGCACATGCTGCAGGGTTACGAGGAAGCCGAGGTGGTGCGGGCACGGGCCAGCAGCGCATTGATGGGATTTATCACGAGCCCCGAGGGTGAGCTGATTGGTGATGATGTGGTGGACGGCGAGCGGGTATCGCAATTTGAACCGGGCGTGTTCAAGTATTTGGATCCGGGCCAAAGTGTGACTGTTCCTGACATGAACGCACCCGATGGCCAATTGGAGCCATTCACCCGTTCAATGCTTAAGGCTGTTGCTGCGGGTCTTGGCACGTCGTTTGAGTCGGTGTCTAAGGATTTCTCGCAAACGAACTATTCATCGAGCCGATTGAGCTTGTTGGACGAGCGCGACACCTATCGGGTGTTGCAACAATTTTTCGTTGAAAACTTCCATCAAATTATTTTCGAGAAGTGGCTTGATATGGCAGTTCTTAGCGGTGAGCTAAGCCTGCCTGGTTACGAGACGAACCCTGATCGCTATCGCATGAGCAAGTGGGTTCCCCGCAGCTGGGAATGGGTGGATCCCCAGAAAGAAGTGGCGGCGTACAAGGCAGCAGTGCGCTGCGGATTCAAAACGCTGGGTCAGGTTGTGAGTGAGCAAGGCGGTGATCTTGAGGAAGTGCTGCTAATGCGTCAGGCAGAACTGGCGATGGCGGATGAGATGGGTCTGGTCTTGGATACCGATCCAAGCGAAGTAAATGCAGGCGGTGGGTCGCAACCAACCGCTGCAGCCGGCACTGAGTCGGTGTTTGAGGAGACTCAATTGCCAGCCTTGAAGGATGATGACGCAGAAGCCGAAACAGAAGCCAATGACTGAAGCCTATAGAATTGGAGAAATTGCAACCAGTAGCGTGAACGAAGAACACACGCATAAAATTGAACTGCCTGTTGCCGATTGCGAGACTCGCGATTTGACTGGCAAATATAAACGAGCTGAACTCACAACCTTTGACGAGGTAGAGGATCGAACTTACGAGTTTCCGTTTAGTTCTGAATTTCCTGTTGCTCGATATTTTGGCAACGAAATTTTAAGCCACGAAACAGAGGCGGCTGATTTTAGTCGCCTAAATGACAGCGCTCCATTGCTGTTCAATCACAACCCTGATCGAGTGATTGGAGTTGTCGAGCGTGCGTATATGGACGAGAAAAAAAAGCGTGGTTATGCGCGCGTGCGATTTAGTCGCAATTCCTTCGCTCAAGAGATCTTGAGCGATGTGAAAGATGGCGTCCTTAGGAACGTCTCTTTCGGCTATTCCATCGACAAAATGGAAGAGCGAGAGGGTGGCGATTTTGTCGCCACATCTTGGGCTCCTTATGAAGTGAGCGTGGTTTCAGTGCCGGCTGACCCTGGCGTAGGAATCGGGCGATCTTTAGAGGAACCCGAAACCAAACCCGCTGCCTCGGCAGCACCATCCACACCACCCATTCCTGAAATGGAAAACACCACCCCTGATTTGGAAGTGGTGCGGGCCGAGGCCGTTGAGGCTGAGCGCACCCGCATTGCTGAAGTAACCAGCCTGTGCAGCAAGCACGGCATGGAAGATCTGGGCCGTCAGCTTGTCGAGTCTGGTCGTTCTATCGATCAGGCCCGCGCTGCTGTGCTCGAACAACTCAACATCAAAGAA